AACACAACGGCTACCCTGCCGCTGCGTATCGTCGGGTTTGTTGATGGTCCGGAGTCTGCGGTTGGTGATGCTTTCACCGATCTTCTGGTTAAGTGGAACATGCCCGCCGCTGTTTACACAGCGAGCGATACCAACGCGCAGAACGCGAGCGTTACGGTGGCCCGTGGCCATTCGTATATGAATCCGACTGGCGTGTAATAGGAGAATATAGAAAATGGCTATTTCACGCGCACAACTTCTCAAGGAACTGCTTCCGGGTCTAAACGCCCTGTTCGGTCTTGAGTACAAGAAGTACGAAAACGAAGACGAGGCGATCTACGAGACGGAAACCTCCGAGCGTTCGTTTGAAGAGGAACTGAAGCTTTCGGGCTTCGGCACTGCCCCGGTTAAGGCCGAAGGCTCTGCCATCTCCTACGATAACGCGCAGGAAGTCTGGACCGCCCGTTACAACCACGAGACCATCGCTATGGGCTTCTCCATCACCGAAGAGGCGATGGAAGATAACCTGTACGATTCGCTCTCCTCGCGTTACACCAAGGCTCTCGCCCGTTCGATGGCCTACACGAAGCAGGTTAAGGCGGCTTTCCCGCTGAACAACGGCTTCTCTGGTGGTTCGTTTGTGTCGGGTGACGGCGTTACCCTGTTCAACACCGCTCACCCTCTGGTGTCTGGTGCCACAAACAACAACACGCAGTCCACCCCCGCCGACCTGAATGAGACCTCGCTTGAGGCCGCTGTCATTCAGATTGCTGGCTGGAAGGACGAGCGCGGTCTGCTCATCGCGGCTCGCCCGCGTAAGCTGATCGTTCCGCCGAACCTGATGTTCGTGGCTACGCGCCTGCTGGAGACTGAACTCCGCACCGCGACTGCCGATAACGACATCAACGCGATCAAGACCAATGGTACGATCCCGGAAGGCTACTCTGTCAACCACTACCTGACAGACACCGATTCGTATTACCTGATCACGGATGTCCCGAACGGCATGAAGCACTTCGTTCGTACACCGATGTCTACATCTATGGATGGTGATTTTGACACGGGCAACGTGCGGTATAAGGCCCGAGAGAGGTACAGCTACGGCGTGTCCGATCCGCTCGGTATCTGGGGTAGCCCGGGCGCTTAAGCCCTGCTTCCATGAAAAAAATTGGCTCGGGTCTTGTGACCCGGGCCTTTTTTGTTTTACTACCTTTTTGAGTTATTATGGACCAAGGAGGTGGTTTGTGCCATACGCAACTGATTTTTGCGGAATATACAGGATCGTAAACAAGGCGACCAACGAATGCTATGTTGGCCAGTCCCAGCGTGTACGAAAGCGGATAAGAGATCATTTCAGACTTTTGGAAGCTCAGAAACATCCGAATCCAAGGCTGCAAAACTCATACAATAAATATGGCCCTGAATCATTTTCCGCTGATCTTGAAGTAGTCGTTGATGATCTTGAGGAGCTTGACCTTCTCGAAGAGAAATTCATAAACGGGGGCGCAAGATTTGACAGTCCGGTTGTTTTCAATATCGCAAATTTTGCCAAAGCACCCATGCGGGGCAAGTTCCATTCAGAGGAAACCCGTTGTAAAATAAGGGAAGCATTGGCAAGATCAAACTTTGATTACTCGTCGCCTGAGTGGCGAGAGAAATTAAGGAATGGGCAAAAAAGGCGATTCCTTGAGGACGAATCCTTCAAAAAGAAGGTTAAGTACATCCTTGAAAACGACCACCTCTCATACGCTGAGCGAGCAAGAGCCATAGGCTCAGACACAAGTTCGGTTCGCAGGCTCTACCTAAAACACAAAGATAACAAGGAATTTCTTAAATGTTGACCTCCTTTTCCGGCCCCGTAAAGGTCTCTGAAACTTTCACAGTTGCTACTGTCCCCGATGCCGCTATTAACACTGGCGGTCAGATCTATGTAAACAACGGCGCGAACGGCGCTCCCATCATTGCCTTCTCCAACGGCTCCGCTTGGCTTCGCGTTGATACACGCGGCGTGATTCAGGCCACTTAATCGGCGGGGCTGCGGCCCCGTCAAACCTATACGGAGAAGCCCATGACCACAACTTCTTTGGCGAAGGATCATCTGAATCATGCGATTCAGGCGCGTCTTCCTTCCACCACACAGAGCGTGGTAATCAGCGGTTCGAGCGCGGCAACGGCAAACGCGCTCAGCAAGAACACAGTTGTGATTCGCGTGTTCTCCACGACGAACTGCTTCATCAATATTGGAACTGGAACCCCGACTGCCACTACAGCGGACATCCCTATTGCCTCATACTCTGCTGAGTACTTCCGTGTAAACGGATATGAAACGCTGAAAGTCGCTGGCATCCAAGAGTCTTCTTCCGGCACTCTTTACATCACGGAAATGCTCTGATGCAGGCTGGCGTTGGCAAAGTAGGCATTCGTTATTCTCGCAAGCCCGGAGAGGCTGGTGGGAATAGCGCGTCCGTATTGCTTGGCGATGAGCCAACAGGCTTTGCCATCGACTTCCTCCAGAATAGCTATTTTATTCGCATGTCGGATGGTTCTGAAACCCTCCTGTGGGGAGTCCCGCAGGGGCTTGCCATTGACTTCACAGACAACTCTTACGTGGTAAAAGTCTGATGACAACTACAACTTCCGGTTCAGCCACCGACCTCATCACCTTCTCGCGCGGCTCTCTTGCCACCGTGACGGACAGCAACGGCTACATCAAGTGGGCACCGCATAATCTGCTGCTTCGGTCTGAACAACTCGACAGCACAACGTCTTGGACGCGCTATAATGGGGGCCCGGGTGCTCCAACGCTTACTGCTGCAAACGCTGCTGTGGCCCCGAATGGGACTACGACTGCGGAGGATTTTTCATTCCCAGCGATTGCGTCTGCACCTGAACAAACGTTTGTAATACAAGCTCTTAGTGTTTCTGCTGGTGTATATACCGCAGGCATTTGGGTGAAAGCAAAATCTTCTGGAGATGTAGGAAAGAAATTTTCCCTTATAACATACGATACTGGCGCTGCTGTAATTGTTGGACTGTCACACCATACACTGACAGCCGATTGGGTGCTTGTTACCGCGACAGGAACATCTACCGCAGCCACACTTCAATTTTATTTTGGCGCAACAGGCTCCAGTACAGCTGGCGGTGGAAATCAGGCGTCTTTTTCGTGTTATGTCTGGGGCGCACACCTCTACCGCTCCGACCTCGGCGGGATGCAAGCCAACGCCTCCGCGTATCCGTATTATAACCCCAGCACGCCGAAGAACCTGTTGGGGTACTCGGAAGCGTTTGATAATGCCTACTGGACGAAATCAAACACTAGCATTTCAGCAAATGCCATCGCTGCACCAAACGGTTCATTATCTGCCGATAAGGTTGTTGAGAACACCTCCAACGCATTTCACTATGTCGGGAACATATTCGTATCGGTTTCTGTTTCAACGTATACAGCGTCTTTTTACGCAAAAGAATCTGGCCGCAGCATAGTCGGCATTGATTTTAATAACGGCGTTACAGGCTCTGAAACGTATTTCAATCTTGCAAGCGGAACCGTTGGCACGACCGCTGCTGGTGTGACAGCCAGCATCACCAACGTAGGAAATGGCTGGTATCGCTGCTCTGTTACGCGAAGTTTTTCTTCTGCAACAAGTTCATCGCAACTTGTTATGTACCCAACAACTGCCGATAACGTAAAGAACTACACCGGAGACGGCACTTCTGGTGTCTACCTCTGGGGCGCGCAACTCTCCGACAGCGCAAGCCTTGACCCGTATGTCGGCTCTTACGGTGCCGCGCCATCTGCCGCTGCTGCCTATGGCCCGCGCCTTGACTACGACCCGTCAACGCTGGCGGCAAAGGGGCTGCTGGTGGAGGAGCAGAGGACGAATTTGGCGCTTTGGTCTAGTGACTTCCGCGACACTACAGACGCCGGTTCTTCTCGCCCGTGGGTTTATGGAAACGTCACTATTACGGCAGATGCAATTGCGTCACCTGATGGTACATCTAATGCTGAAAAGATCATTGCAACATCCACATCAGGTGTTCACACGATAGTTCAGAACTTGTCTGTTACATCCGGTTCCACATACACGCTATCTGTTATGCTCAAGGCTGGAGGGGAAACGACCGCTTCTGTTATTGTCAGCAATAGCCCATTCCCGCGTGTAAAATTTGATCTTTCGGCTGGAACAATAACATCCAGCCAAGGCGGCGGCGTTGGCGCAATCATGTCGCTTGGAAATGGATGGTATCGTTGCTCAATGACATTCTCTGCACCTGATGCATCCATAAACATTGGCGTTGCAATAAGAGACATTGACAATAACTGGTCTGGAAATGGGGTTGACGGTATCTTTGCCTACGGCGCACAGCTTGAAGCCGGAGCCTTCGCCACCTCCTACATCCCCACGGCTGCTGCGACCGTCACCCGCAACGCCGATGTGGCATTCGTGGCAACGAGCCAGTTTCCGTATAGCGCGACGGAGGGGAGTATCGTTGCCAATGTCACGCCGCTCAACGTGGCCGCAGCCAGACGCGCGTTGCAGATTGACGACGGCACAGAGAATGAACGCTATACGCTGTCCACCAATAGCACACCAAATGGCCTGTTCACGGTAATCGACGGCGGATCGTCTCAGGCTGCGATTGCCACCGGAACGCCAGCGGCCAATACGAACATCAAACTGGCGGCGCGGTACAAGGTCGATGACTTCGCCCTGTCGGTGAACGGCGGCGCGGCATCAACGGACACCAGCGGCACGCTTCCGATAGCCAATCTGCTCATGCGGCTTGGCAGCGGTACATCATCCACAGAACCGCTGAACGGCCATATCCGCCAGATCACGTACATTCCGCGTGCTTTGACCAATGCGGAACTTATCGCAAGGAGCACATAATGGGCAACGACCTGATGTACCGCGCCACCGACGAAGCCACATGGGACGCATGGGCGGCTATCGTTAGTCTTACCTATGATGATCGCCCCAACGGCTGCTACATTGACGAAATCGGCCCCGTGGTTGTCACCCCGGCTGTTGTTGGCCCCGATGGCGAGATCATCACGCCCGCCGTCATGGACAACCGCCACCATGTCAACGTGCGCCTGATCCAGATCGCAGGGCCGCTTCCTGACCCGCTGCCAGAAGACTACGTGCCGCAGGGCCATGATCCTGCTGTGCTGGCCCAAGGTGGACCCGGTGTTGAGTGGATTGATCCGGCGACTGTCAACAATCCCCGGCGCATCTGGGCGGGCGGGATGAGCTATTGGGTATCATCTGGCACTGGTGTATAATGTCAGAAATATCTTCAATTACTCGCTATGGGAAAACAGAGCCATTTGAGCTTCAGGTATCCCGTGGGCAGGTAGCTTGGCACCGCTCTGTTGTCGTGTTTGGTTTCAATGGTGACGTTGATTCAAGCCCTGAAACTATCTGGCCGGGTGGCGGATTACTCGCATTTCCCTCCACCGCCATTCAGATGAGCGTAAGTTCAGCTAGTGCAAATGATACTTCCTCTGGCACTGGTGCTCGCACTGTTTACATTTCTGGCCTTGATGCAAATCATAATGAAGTTTCTGAGACAGTCACGCTTAATGGCCAAGCTGCCGTAACGACAGCAAAATCATACTTGCATATCAATGATGCGTATGTTGCATCTGCGGGGTCCGGGAATTCAGCCGCTGGCTCGATCTACATCGGCACTGGAGTTGTCACCGCTGGTGTCCCCGCGACAGTCTACGACATCATAGCCTTCGACTACAATAAGCGGGTGACTGGCAGCTACACAATCCCCGCTGGCTACACTGGTTATTTGATGCAGGGGCTGTTTTCGACTGGTCAGTCTGGTGGATCAAACTCCGTGACAGGCCGACTCATGACTCGCGGCACGAATAACATCCGCCTCACGGCGGCGATTGTCACCTTGAACAATGGTGCCGCAGATTATCTGTTTGAGCTTCCAGTCGCCATCCCAGAGAAGACAACAGTGGAGGCGCAGGCTTTCGGTTCTTCTGAAAACAATTCTTGCTCTTCAATGTTCATCATTCTCTTGGTCAAGAACGAAAATGGCTAAATCTCCAGCTTGGACTCGTAAGGAAGGCAAGAATCCCAAAGGCGGTTTAAATGCCAAAGGTCGTGCCTCCGCAAAGAAGCAGGGTATGAACCTCAAGCCTCCGCAGCCTGAAGGTGGTGCCCGCAAGAAGTCGTTCTGCGCCCGCTCTGCTGGCCAGATGAAGATGTGGCCAAAGGCCGCGAAGGACCCCAACAGCAGGCTTCGTAAGGCTCGTAGAGTTTGGGATTGTTAGATGGGCCGCACTAACGAAAAGCTTTGGTCTTCTGTGAAGACTTCCGTGAAGGCTGGTTCCAAGGGCGGTAAGCCGGGTCAATGGTCTGCCCGCAAGGCCCAGTTGGCGGGTAAGCTTTACAAGGATCGCGGTGGCGGATATAGCGGCCCGAAGACGGCGGCGCAGAAATCTTTGACCAAATGGTCAGATGAGTCTTGGGGCACAAAGAGCGGCAAGCCCTCCGGCAAGACTGGAGAGCGCTATCTCCCAAAGAAAGCCCGCGAATCTCTCACCTCGAAAGAATACGCCTCCACAACCAAGGCAAAGCGTGAAGGCACAAAGAAGGGCAAGCAGTTTGTCCCGCAACCCAAAAAGATAGCCGCCAAAACGGCGAGGTTTCGGTAAGCATGGACAAAGTTGAAGTTTCGGTTGCGAGAATGGAAGTGCAGGTAGAGCGTCTGGAGAAGGATGTTGCCGAAATGAAGGGCGACATCAAGTCAATCCTTGCAACCCTTGATAAAGCAAGCGGTGGCTGGAAGATGCTTATGCTTGTTGGTGGATTGTCTGCGGCCATTGGTGGATTTATGGCGAAGGTTATTAGCGCTTGGCCTTTCGGTAAGTAATATGGAATTCTCGAAATCGTCTTTGGCTAAACTTAAAGGAGTGCATCCGGATCTTGTCCGGGTCGTTATGCGTTGCGCAAAAAACTGGAAGGATAATTCTTTCACATTCGGGATCACATGCGGACCCCGCACTCTCGAAGAGCAAAAGATCCTCGTAAAGAAGGGGGCATCCAAAACACTTCGTTCCCGGCACATCCCTGCCGCGAATGGGTTTGCCCACGCGATTGATGTTGTGGCCATGCTTGATGGCAAGGTTCGTTGGGATTGGCCATTGTATGATAAGATAGCTAAGGCCATGAAGGCTGCGGCCAAAGCAGAGAAGGTCCCGCTTGAGTGGGGCGGTGATTGGACCTCTTTCAAAGACGGGCCTCATTATCAACTGCCGTGGAAGGAATATCCCGGCACTAAAACAGGAAGTAAGAAATGACGAAGGATATGGTTTGGGGCATCGCCCGCGCTGTGCTTGCGGCTGGTAGCGGTTATCTTGTCGGCACTGGCCTGATTGATCAGGCTATGGCCACTGAGATTGTCGGTGCCATCGGTGTGATCTTCACAGCCGCTTGGTCGGTCTGGTCGAAGAAGTAAGCCGTTGTCTTGGATTGAGGCGGCGCTGCTTGCTGCTGTACTCGCTGGCGTGGTTGCTGGTGGGTTTCTTGTCGCACAGCGCCCCTCATTCTGGTTTGGTCTCGGCACTGTGATGTTTCGTGCCGGGATGCCACATTTGATTGAA